TTCTCTTCCTGTTCCTTTTCCTTGGCAAACTGCGGATTCAGCTCACGCAATATCACGTCGCAACCCTCCACCACCTTTTCGTGGAACGGCACGCTCTCAATGATTCCACGGCTGGTGCGCAACATGGCCTCCACCTCGGCATTCATCGCCTCCTTGCTCTCGCTTACTACCACACCGTTCTGGAAGTTGGCTATCGAAAGATGGCTCGGCAGCTTCTCGAATTTCAGTTCTTCATCCCCCACCTTCACCACTACATCCACAATCGTTTCAAATTGGTTTTGGTTCGGGATAAAGCTGGTATTATACTTCGGTGTCGGATTACCTACACCAATCACGTTTCCCACCCTCAACTTCGGGCTGTCCGATTTCTCCAGAATATAGAACAGACTTCCCTGTCTTAACGAACTGAACATAAATTGATACTCTTTTTAATTAAACATTATAAGGCGCAATCAGCTGCAATCGCTCTGCCGATTGGTCATAGAAGAAATGATAAATCCCCGTTCCGGTAATCTCTGCCACGGTGATAGGGATGTCATCAAGACCGACAACCGGTGTCGGATTACCCCCTTCCGATGTAAACACAATCGGAAGCGTTGCTGTGGTTCCCGTCGGGATAGCCTGCGCCAAGTAAGCGTACAAGCCTCCGAAGTAAGGGATGCCGAAGTTCGGACGGTTACGGAATACGAACTGAACATCCGTTGCAGTCACCGTAACCGAAATACTTCGCAAGGCCACCGGATTTGTTGTGTTACCCATAATTACCCCCTTTCTTTAAAAAAACGATCCATTGCCGTTGTTGAACGGGAATCCGTAACCAAAACCACCGCAATAAGGAGAAACGGCATAGTTCACGTTGATGCCTCGGTTGATAGGCACATAGTCCGGTGTCGCAATGATAGTCTCAGTCTTCGGCAACTTGCACTTGATGCCGTCCACCTCGCTATGCAATGCGCTCAAAGAAGCATTTACCGGCTGCAACATAGCCGCAAATGTCTGCGTCTGTTGGTAGTTGTTGATGGCTGTCGCCTGTTCAGCGATGCGTCTGTCTCTCTCGGTGATTTCGCGCTGCATCTCTCTCATTTCGGCATTACGTTGCCCTGCCAAGATGGATTCAGTCGAAGCCGCAATAGCCTTTTCAATCGAGCAAGTCTGGTCACGGGTAGCATAACCCAAATCAGAGAATCCACGGGATAGAATCTGATTGGTGTTGCAGAATCCGCGCTCGGTCAAGTAATTGCTTTCTTGGATGGCACTCTGCGTCTTGCAGCAACAATCACAAAGCTGCGATGCCAAGGTCGCATTGCCGGCTTGGATAGCGTTGATAATTTGCATCGACGACATACCTTGCTGCCCTGCGAAAGTTGACAACTGAGTAGCCAACGCATTGATGGCAGCTGTCACTTGTCCGGTCGAGCAGTTATGCTGCGCCGCCAGGGTGTTGATGTCGTTGCCGTTTCGATTGATGGCCTGCAACAACATTTCTCTCTCGGTGTTGTTGTTACCTCCACCAAACAAGCCGTTGCCGTTACCGCCGCCAAAGATACCTGCGGCAATGATAAGACCAATCAAGCCCTCAATGCCATTACTGCCGAACAAGCCACCATTGTTGTTTCTACCGGCCAACAATGCGGCGGTGGTAGCATCTACCGACTGATTCGGTGTCTGTTCAAATACATAAGTTCTCTCACTCATATTTATAAGATTAAAAAAAACACGGTCAATATCAACCGCACCCCAAAGGTCGCCACCTTTTACTTTCCGATAAAGTATTTACTTTCCAACCGCTTCACAACTTCTTTCCAATTCCTTTCCATCAGCCAGGTATCACACTTTCCCCTCGACAATATGCTTCTCACACCCTGCCTTGTCCGCCCAATCAGTTTCCCGATTGTCACGCACGGCATCAGCCTCGAAAGATACCGCACCAAGATGTACCTCGCATCCGTGCTCTCTTCCGTTCTGCTATTCAACACTTCACCTTCATTTATACCGGTAACATCCGCCACCACACCCAGCACATCGCCGAAAATTTCCTTTGTACACATAAACAATCCCGCTTGATTAATTGTTAGCCATTAAAAGCCGTACAATCAACCAAACGGGATTGGTGTGTCTCATTTTCTTTTTACGTCCTACAAAAACATCGTGCGGCTTTTTCCTTTTTTCCCCGCCGCCTGGTCAGCATTCTATTTGATCAGTCAAAACCATCTACAACCTCACGTTGTTTATGATCTCTGTTTATTCCTTCCTCAATTTCCGCGCCATCCATTTTCTCAGCGCATAAATCAGCGCAATGGCCACAAGCACCCCCAAAACCCATTCCGCATATTTCAGCTTCATTCGCTCCCACCATGACAATTTCCGTTCCACCGGAACCGGCACTTCCACCTCACGCACTTTCTCCATATACACCGTGTCGGCCACCTCCTTCAGCACATACACGTATTTGTCCTTATATAGATAGACGGTATCCCCCTTTTCCTTCAGGTAAACCGAATCACGCACAAACACCGAATCACGCATCAGTTTTTCAATCATCAGACTATCCGTCCGAACCACCTCAATAGGCACATATTCCGTCCGGCAGCTGCACATCAGCAACACGAACAGACTTATCCAAAACGTCTTCATACTCATTCATCATTAAGCAGTTGCCAACCTTCCGAAATCTCTTCCATCACAGGAGCCACGCCGTTTTCGTAATACCCTATCGCGTAAGCCATCAGACACATCGTCGCCTTGTCCTCTACATTCGGCACATAAGCCGGTGGCACACCCATCTGTTCACATACAAAACGGATATAACTCAACGTATTGTTTTCCGATGGCGGTGCCCATCTTCGGATAAAGTCGCCTATCGTCCAACACTCATGCCGCTTCCGGTAGTTCTGTAACGTCCGCAACATCGCCCTGTAACCATACGGCATAGACACGAATTGGAAAAACTCCTTGTCGGTCTGCTCCGCCCGAAGCCCTTTCCACTTGTCCTTCGTTATCCGGATGTTTCCCGGATTACAATTTCGTATTCCTCTTGGTTTCATAACTTAAAACATTTGTCATTCAGAGCGAAGCGAAGAATCTCGGTAACGCTCCGGATGGTATTATTCTTTCTTTTCAATAATTTCTTCAATGTCTTTTTTCCCCACATCAAACCGCTTTCCAAAAACAACAGCAATCAGTTTGGCCAAGTTCACATCATATCCTTTCGGCTTCAGGATATTGCTCATAATAGATGAAAACTCGATGAAACAAACAAGCAAACACGCCCATTTGTCTATTGTACCGCCACCATTAGCCGCCACATCCACTACAGACACCATAACCACGAAAGTAAAGTAACTCACCATCTTTCCGATGGTCCGTCTGCAAGCACTACTGAACCTCACTTCTTCACCCATTATAAAACTTTTCCGGATTCCTACCACCAAATCACATAGAATCACGCAAAACGTAACAATGATCCACGGAATGATATGCCCTATACTTTCCTGGAGAAATCCGGCTAACACCACCCCGTATCCGCCTTCCGTTGCCGAGACCAAAACTGACTTTTCCATCTTCTTTTTATTTTCACGCCATAACGCGCCTTTTGGTTGCCTCCAACTGAACAAACACCCCATTCCCTTTGTTTTTCCAAAGTAAACTATAAACAAAAAGTATATGAAAAGTAAAATCGAAATTCGACACGAAGCCGCAAAGTTGGCCGTAAAGTTACCCGGAACTACAATCGACAATTTCCACGAAAGAGCCTACCGTCTTGAACTCTATCTGACCGGTGACGCACAACTTCCGGAAACCTTGAACGAAGCCGACATTATCGGGAATGCCATTGAAATCCTTAAATCTTCACAAGTATTTGAATACGCTGCACCCGGTGGAATGCCCTCAGCCGAAGCTGAAGAAATGTTCTTAAACAACAAAGGTTAGCCCGAAAGCTAACCTTTTATTTAAAATTAGTTTTATTACATCAAAGCCTTCAGTCCGTCAAGCTCGCTCGGCTCGAATCCGTTCTCGATAAGCAGTTTTGCAAACGATTCCTTCTTCAACGGCTCGATGGTGATTTCCACCTCACGCATCTCTTTTTCTTTTTTAGCCGATGTTACGCTATTAAAGAAATCATTGATTCGATTGATGGCTTCCACTTCCGTCTCGGTCGGTTGGTAAGAATGGTCTGTGTTCCACTTCTTCACAAACTCGGCTCTCACCTTGTCATCGTCCTCAATCCCTTCGTAGCGAAACTTCTCGTCCGCGTCCTTCGCGAAAGCTTCAAATTCTTCGCATATCGGGCGCATCGCCATTCGTGCATCCAATACCTTGATGACTTCGCTTTCTTCCAATTTCGTCACCTTCGCCTTTCCTAAGATGGCATAGGCACTCACAATGTTCTTAATACTTGCTTTCATACGCCTTACACATTAAGAGGTGAAACTTCCACTGCCGCTTCCACTTCTGCGATAAAAGCATCAATAGCCATAAGGATAGCACACTTATCCTTCACGTCTTCAACATTGTTGTAGTTGATGTTCTGCTGATGATTACCATACATATTGAACGATGCCTTCTGCACACCATCCAATCTAACCACACCACCATCCATACTAACCACCTTGCTATCGTTAAGATTGGCATTGGCTTCAATGTCATACACTCTTTCGGTATCTACCGAGTTGTCATACTTCACATTAGCTGAGTTCAGCCTCACTGCATTTACTTTTTCGCTCATAATTAATCAATTAATTGTTTACAAATATAATAAATTATTCTCAATCTTCCAACCATACTTCGCCACTGTTAACATCTATATTCATTCCAATCATACCCATTTGAGGTAGAGATATGATACCAAGTATCTCAATTCCCGTTTCTCGCTTGATGGATTCCACAACACCGCTAATGTCGGCTAACAAGAATTGTGGAATTTTCTTACCCTCAAAATCTACAAAGGTATCGCAATGCTTTATGTTGTGCATTTCACCGCCTGCTCCAACCAATGTACCATTGAACCTACGTCCTTCCAACAAATCGTATTTCTTTCTCTTGCTTTTGTCTATCAATCCTACACTTGCACCACTATCAAGAAGGAAGTAAGCATTCTTATCATTTACTCGCCCTTCAATGATAAGTCTCTTTTCTGATTTACTTTTTATCCTACCCATAATTAATGAATGGTTACATTGTATGTACTGATACTTCCATAAGAAAGGAATCCATAGCCGCTAACCCGTTCGAGGTCTAAACGAATTTCCATACTTTGTACATTACTGTTTACTACGTCAAAATGCAAAACTTCTGATAAATCTATCTGCGAAGGGAAATTTACAAATACTTTGGGGTTGGACGCTGGAGGATTTACTATATGCTCGTCATCGTACCAATACGTGCCTTGATAAGTATTCCCGTCTATAATAGCTTTCACATAGACACCTATACGATATTCACAAGATGGTACAGTACCATTCGGAAATGATAATGTGAAATATGGATAGTCCTCCGAAAATCCTTGAACTTTACCTGTTGATTTGTAATAATCCAAACTATTTAAAGAGTTCCATTGTACAGATATAACGCCCCAAACCTGTTTCTGTGTCACAATGACCTTTCGGTAAGAATCGGGTACTGGCGCAACATTGATTGCCTCATTGGTTACTTCATTGTTTCCCTCCACGACATCCCAATTGAACCAAACGGCTATAAAGTGATATGTACCTTCTTTCTGTATAGGTATATCAAGATAGATTCCTTCCTCAACATCCATAGACGAAGAGTAATACAGATAATAAATCCCATCACCGGCAGTCCATAATACACCCATCTTAGATACTAACCCGATTACATCTTCAAATGAAGCTAAATCGGTAATTTTAATCTCAGAATTTTGGCCGGGGTTCAAATACAAAGCATAACCTACACTAGATGGAAAGTATGTTGGCTCAACACTAGATGGTGCTTGTGTAATATAAGGCGGTTCTGCTTTGGTATTATACTCACAGAAATCAGACAACCTGTATGGCGAAGACGCTCCGCCTGATGGTAACACATAAGGATAAAAGTCTGTCCCTGCTATGGCTGCATCCATCAGTTGTTTTGGTGTCATTGTTCGCCCAAGGTAATAATTGGACAAACCATAATTAGCTAACTTAAACTCTTGTTCAGTAAGCGGTGCCGTCTTATTATAATCAACCGGTTTCTTTTTTGACCACTTATTTATGTTTGCAGAGGTCGTAAAGAAAGACGTCAAATTATTTCCTACAGTCCCACCATTTGCATTTAACGTATCACGTACATCACTCATCAGTACGTTACTTGTTGGTATAATTGTATGTACTGCCATATCTTAATTGTTTTCTAATTTTTCAATTTTATTTTCAAGTTCCTTCACTCTCTGCTTCAACAAGCGAATCTTTCTGTCAGTCTTCGATTCATATCTACTCAATTCCCTTGCAATAGAAATCGCACTCGCCAAAGCAGCATTTTGGATTTCCATTGTGTAGAATCCTTCACTATCCAACTTGCAGAACCAATCGTTCATCTCTGCCCAATATTGGGCGATACTACCTACGTGGGT